ATGTCATTATTCACGCAACAGCAAATCGAAAACAACTGGTTATACACTCAGGTAATGAGTGATATCAATGAGCTTTATATCGAGCGCGGCCAACCTCAAGAACTGCCAGATGGCGCAGCAACCACAACTACAGGTAATCACAATGATAGCTTTTGGTGCGGTGACAAAATCGGCGATTGGGATGGTAAAGAAGATGCTGTGGCAGCAAAAGCAGAAGCGTTATTAGACGACGTTTATACAGGCTTAAGCTTGTACGGAAATGGGGGGATTTCTCATTACTACGCAACACCTGAGTGGGATGAGTTTGTTCAAGCTGCATTAGAAATTATAGAAAGCTGGCATGAGCATGGTGCTTTTGAGCAGCTTTGCGACTCTATCGATGTTGAAGACTTAGACTAAATTCAATTTCGGCGGCAACTGCCGCCTTTTTAGCTTGACTACTAAAGGGCTTTTATGAGTAAAAAATCAAACAACCCAACCAGCATCAGACCAAGTGCTGAACTAAAAGAATGCTTAGAAAAAACAGGTTTTGGCGTAAGTCGTTACTGTAACGGCTTGGTTGAGCGTGTAAGCATCATGCATGAGCTTGATGCGATTGCTTTAACAAAAACAGAGTTGGATGCTCTAAAAACGCACCTACAAAGCGTGTTCTTAGATGAAATAGCGATTCAAGTTTTGCCTCGTGATATATGTGAGGCGGAATGTGACACACTGACAAAGAAGCTTCAAGACGCAAGTTTCGGACAAGTTTGGTCAACGCTTATCAAGTATGAATTGGTAAAGTGGTAATTTGACATGAGAATTCCGTGGACACAAGCCGAAGATGAAGCGCTGATAAAGTATGTTTCCCAAGGTTTATCGGCGCGGGATATCAAGCTTTCTGGCCGAACGACCTCGGCGATACAATCCAGGATAAATACTTTGGGTATAGCTAAAAATAGACGGGCGTGGTCAGACGAGGAGTTGCAGACTGTTAAAGACTTCTACCCCTATATGTCGGCCAAAGACGTCCAGCAAAAGTATTTACCAAATAGAAGCCCTCTGTCTATCAAACAGCAAGCGGGTAAGCTTGGAGTTGTGAACCTAGTTAGGAATAACTTGACTGGAAAGCGTTACGGGCAGTTGGTTGTTGAATCATACGCGGGTCACAAGGAATATGGAGGGCGCTCTCAATCGGCATGGTTGTGCTACTGTGATTGTGGTGAGCAAATTGTTCTAGAGTATGACAAATTGCCAACAACTTCATTGATGGAGAAATCAGGCAGATTACTCTATACAAGCTGTGAAAAATGCAGAGAAAAAACCTGTCCAGTATGTGGTGACAAATTTCCATATTCACATACTTCACATATTTGCCCTAAGCCAGAATGTCAAATTACATTAGAGAAAGAGCGTGATAACTTTTGGCACGCAGTACATCGCTTCAAAATGCAAAACGACGATGAGTATAGGTTAGAAAATAACGCCAAAGCTCGAGAGTCATACGCTAAAAACAGTCATATATGGAAAGAAAATAGCCGAATAAGATTCGAGGCTTTACCTAAAAATGAGCAGGAACGAATCATTCAGGAGCGAAGAGACAAAGCAAAAGCCAGAATGGATGAAATAAGAAACGATCCGCAAAAGCATGCTCATTACAAACAAGTGCTTGCAGCATGGAAAAACAAACAAGCGCTAGCAAATATGTTTGCTGATGCAGCGGCGCTACAAGAATTAATAGAAAAAGAATAGGTCATCAAATGAGTAAAGAAATCATACAGCTTAACGACACGCAAATCGCAACTGCCAGCAATGATGAGTTGCGTAACGCTCTGAGCGCAGGTTTAGCCATTACGTCAAAAATGCTGGCATACCTAGCTAAAATTTGGCGCGAATTGGAAAATAGAGGCGAAGATTTAAAGGCGCTAAAATCAGGGCTTGCAGTGTATTTGCCCTTAATTGGTGACGAAAAACTAGATCCTGATGTTGTCGTGAAATTTGCAGGGCAGAAAACAGTTTTAAATAGTTTAATAACACTACCCATTGATGAACAAAGAAAGTTACTGGATGACGGATCAATATTTTATGTTACTTTGACGGAGCATAACGAAAGAAGTGTTGAAGAAATTCCCCTGACCATTCTTGGGTCAACCCAAGCGAAGCAGGTCATTAAAGACGGTAGAATTGTTTCACCAGATGAGCAGTTTGCAGATCTAGTTCAGCAAAAACCAGCGAGAAAAACACGTAACAAGAGGAAGGTGGCGAGAAAAGCGGTTGTCGAGGAGGCTAATGGTGATGAGCTTCTATCCGTTGCGGGAAAACGCATCAAAATAGACAATTTAATACATGCGCTTTCAGAGCATTATGGGGTAGCGCATGAAGACATTAATGAAGTACTGAAAAGAAAGTAAAAAAATCAGATCTTAAAAAAAACCAGTTAGCGCTGGTTTTTTATTTTCCCGCCCCAGCATCATTCCAATATTGTGAGTTTTTAAGAACCTTATAGGCTTATTTGTATACGCCTATTTGCTTGTTCATGTTGCATATATTAAATAGGCAAATAAGCAACTAAATAAATGACTTTACTAAGTCTCATATTGAGATTATTGTGGGTGGTGAGTAAGTTAAAAAATCAAACGGTACAATATTAATGAAAGCAGAAGAATTTAAGGATTGGGCCGAAAAATACGGTTTATCAATAGAGCAAGCTGGTGAAGTGCTGGGAACCTCAAGAGCGAACGCGTTTAAGTTTGCCAAGGGTGACAGGCCCGTTAGTAAGACGGTTGAATACAGCGCCGAAGCAATAGATTTGCTGGCAAAAGGAAAAAGTCTCAAATTGATACAGAAAAGACTTGCAAAAGTCTCAAATTGAGACTATTATTAATCGCAAGTTAAGCAGATTAATAATTACGGAGAGATAATGATGTCAACAATTAACAAAGAACTATATCAGGCTCTACTTGAAGCTAATGTGAGCGAAGAGAAAGCAGCAGCGGCGGCTGAAACGGATATGAAGATTCATACAGAGCTTGCCGAAGTTAAGGCGCGCTTGGCGCTGGTTGAAAAGCTTCAATGGGTTGTTGTAGCTGGTGTTATTGGCTTGCTGTTAAAGGCATACATATTGGGCGCTTAGCGCCCCTATTGGAATATCTTTTTACTACCACGCAGGTAGCTTCGACAATTAATTAAATGGATATATTATGAACTCACTATATAGCGCTCTAAAAATCAATAACATTAATGACTCAGCAATGGTTTATGTTGATGGTGAATACAAAGGCCAAGTAATGCCTATGACCGATTTAAGAGAATTATTAAAAGCCGAAGCTGATGAAGTTACTTGGACTAGAAAAGTATTAATTGATGGTAGTGTTGTAGAGAAAACAATGCAGTTCAAAAAGTCTACTTTGATTGAATTTGCTAAAAACAGAGTGTCAGAGAATGTATTTGGTCAAATGTCAACAGATCAAATGGTAATCGCACTTAGAGGTGAAAATAGTTAAGTTGGAATAAAATGGAAACGCTAGAACACCTAAAAAGTGGCGATATTTTAATAAATATTGACCAATCCAATAATTGTATTTCTTTGCGTGACGTAGATGTAGGTTCGCTTGCTGAATACATTGTGGCCTCTTCCAATAGCGGTGGAAGACACTTGATTATAGGTAATGGACGTACAGAAATTGTTGGGGTCGAACCAGAGTCGTTTAGCTCTATTTTTACTCAAGCAAAATCACTATGCAACGGGGTAGATGTCAGTTTAGAGTTCATTCCTAGCATCAGAATGATATATACACTTGGAATAATTACAGTAAAACCATCAATCAAACTGGCGAGTGTTCAGGGCGCTGTATATGAACTTGAACACAACACACCTCGATTAATGTCTGAATCACAGATATTAACAAAAATTGGACTAGGTATAGACTCAGAATTGATTAATTCATTGGCAGGTGATATTGCATTCCAATCAAGGATTATTGAGAACCTGCAAACAGATATTAAAAGAGCCTCTAGCTATAAAGGGCAATGGAAAAGTTGGGTAATTGGCGCTCTGTTTGGCTTTTTCATTTCCGAACTTTTGAAGCTCGTTTTTGGCTTATCGTAATATTGGAATACGGGAGCATTCAAAAAAATCTATCCCGTTGGTTACTTCAAACGTAAGTATCATTTTGATAATATAAGGATGAGCCTGATTTGGCGGTTAGGTTTAAAAATGTTTCTCCGTTGTGCATATTACAGCGGTTAAGTTAGCGCAGAGAATTGATAACCCTCTGCGTCTTTCTTAAACCACTTTAGGTGGATCTGGAATGCTACCTGGTCCAGAGCCGCATAAGCTTGTTTTGTGTTTAGGCCAAGTTCCATCACCACTACCTGCTGCACTAGCGGATGCTGCAAACAACAACATCAAGATAGCTAAAAAAACATATTTCATAGTTAATCCTTTAATAAATACCAATACCCTTAAACAGGGTAAATGATAATTCCACCGCTGTTGGCGTGCGCTTGACAAATACTCATTGCAATCAGAATTGCGGTAAAAACTACTTTTTTCAATTCAAACTCCTTTACATAAACTTTTTTGGGGGATTGTGATCACTATCATTTACGGTCCATACTGTAACATCTAGCTCTTTGTCTTCAATGGTTTTTTCAATGCGCCGTAGATAACGTTCTTTTGTTTTTGAGTTTACGATTAAAACAATACCTGCCTTTTTACCCGTCATTGCCGAATAATACAATGATTGCCCTATTGCCTCGGCCCACTTTTTAGCAAAATCATACTCAATAGCATATTCATCGTTTAGACAATCAATGCGTGTTTTGTCAGGTAGCCGATGTTCAATCTCACCACCGCAGTGAAACTCCACAAAATCAGCCTCGCTCTTTAGCATTGTTGTGTTAACAGTACCCCTTGCTAATGCAGCGGCACTTAATAGTAATGCGATTGCTAGTAAATATTTCATCATTAATCCTTATCAATTAATGTAAGAGCTAACTGTACTGCCTTATCTATCGCCTGACCTTCGTTTTTTACCTCACTAAAGCTAGCCTTGATCTCTTTAAGCCCATCTTTGGTAGTTGGCTCTACATACGCATCAAGACGCTTCTTTTCTTTTTTCTGTGCTTCATGATGTGCTTTTCTAGCCGCTGCAATTGAGGCTTTTCGCTCATCTTTACTCTGCGCCATTGTTTCCAACTCTATATTCATACTGGCTTAATCCTATATCAATTTACCGTGTAAACAAAATAATAGATAAAAATGTTTACACGGTAAACAAAAAAGACTACATTCATGTTTACACGGTAAACGAAAGAGGGATTAGAAATGATTTACCCAAATGAATTAGTCATTGATAACTTCGCAGGTGGCGGCGGTGCTTCCACCGGCATGGAGCTTGGTCTTAATCGTCATGTCGATATAGCCATCAATCATGACCAAGATGCTATAGACATGCACAAACTAAATCACCCCGAAACTAAACACTATTGCGAGTCAGTATGGGATGTTGACCCTATAGAAGCTTGTAATGGTCGCCCAGTAGGGCTTGCTTGGTTCAGCCCTGACTGCAAGCATTTTTCAAAAGCCAAAGGAAATGTACCAGTTAATAAAAACATACGTGGTTTAGCTTGGGTTGCTGTGCGTTGGGCAGCACTTGTACCTGTCAGAATCCTAATGCTCGAAAATGTTGAGGAATTTCTTACTTGGGGACCGGTTGTAGATGGTAAGCCATGCAAAGAGCGAAAAGGTGAAACGTTTAATGCTTTTATTCTAGCGCTCACAACTGGCTTACCATGTGAAAACCCCGCATTCAATGAAGTGTGTGAAGCGCTATGTATAGAGAAAGATCACATAACACAAAATAAAATCATCAACGGCCTTGGCTATAACGTGGAATGGCGAATACTAAAAGCTTGTGATTACGGCACACCAACTATTCGTAAACGATTATTCCTAATTGCACGAAATGATGGTAAACCAATTGAGTGGCCCGAGCCCACTCATGGTGAAGGTTTAAAGCCATACAAAACAGCAGCGGATATAATCGATTGGTCCGTGCCAGTTAAGTCTATTTTTAACCGCAAACGTCCTTTGGCAGAAAAAACTATGGCCAGAATCGCAAAGGGGTTGCAAAGATTTGTACTTAACTCGAATAACCCTTTCGTAGTTCCTGAAGAGTGTTCAATACCTTTTATTACTGAACATGCAAATGCTAGCAATCAACGCAATATGTCGGCAAATGAACCCCTTAGAACAATATGCGCCCAAGTGAAAGGTGGCCATTTCGCTCTTGTCTCTGCTCATATTGCAAAACACTACACAGGTGTTGACGGCTCGGACATTCAAGATCCATTGCATACAGTAACAGCTAAAGATCATAACGCACTTGTCACAAGCCACATGGTTAAACTACGCGGTTCAAACATAGGTCACGGTACGAATGAACCAGTACACACCATCTCAGCCGGTGGCTTTCATATCGGTGAGGTTAGAGCTTTTTTGGTTGAGTACTACGGCACAGGTAATGCCCACAGACTTGATAAGCCATTGCACACAGTAACAACTAAAGATCGTTTTGGTCTCGTAACTATTAAGGGTGAAGATTATCAGATCGTTGATATAGGCATGCGCATGCTTGAACCACATGAGCTATTTGCAGCGCAAGGCTTTCCAAGCGACTACAAAATAAGCCATGACAGCAGTGGGATGAAACTATCAAAAGCAAAGCAAGTCGCTCGTTGCGGCAACGCTGTTTGCCCGCCTTTAGCGCAAGCCTTAGTTGAGGCAAATTTAGCTATCTCTGAAAGTAAGGTGGCAGCTTAATCATGCTGCACATGAATAAGGAGGGGTCATGAGGCTATCAGCCAATCAAAAAGATGTCTTGTTCGTTTTGCTTGCGGTAGAGCAAAAGGGCAACTCTAACCCCGTACAAAGTACCGTACTTTTAAAGTTAATTAATAGCAGTCGGTCATCAGATATATTTGCAAGTAACTTAAGGGAGTCTTGCCATACGCTAAACGGTAATGGACTTATAAATAAGTACAGATCATCAAGTTTGAAACTTGCTTGGAAATTAACGGATAAAGGCAGAGAAATTGCGTCGAAGGTCTATAAATCAAAGCTTAAGGAAAGTGCATGACTGCAATACTTTACTCAGATAAACACAAACAGATAGCTTGTGACGCCTTAACATCAGAAGGCAAGTTCGCACTGAGTCAAAATACACAAAAGTGGAAAAGATTAAATGATGGTTCATTGATTTTCAGCACAGGTCAAACAGTCGATATTCACGACTTGCTAACGCACCTTAATGGTGGTGAGCTATCACCGCACATCAATAATGTGCAGTTTATTCGGCTGTATGAAGGTGAAGTGTACTACGGTGATATACACCAACGTGATGATTCAAAAATAGTGAGAGAAGAGCCGCTTGAGTTTTCGCACGGTATTGGCACTGGCGGTGTACTTGCAATGGTGGCGCTCTCGTGCGACAAGTCGCCGAAAGAGGCTATAAAAATAGCCTCTCAACATGATTTGCATACAAACGATAATGTAACGGTGTTTTGCACAAAGAGTGGTGAGCGCATCTAGTCGCCCTACCAACTATCAAAGCATGCGTATAGCCACTCGTTGCTTACGCGTGAATGATGGAGATACAACTCCTAGAGCAGGTGGCTTGCTAGAACAAGCATAAAAATACACCCTTTACGATTAAACAACAAAATATAGATACCACTTAAGTACTGGACATTAAAGCATCAAAAAGATAAGTTACAAAATGTTAAAAATAACATGGAGAATAGCTTTATGGATGCGGCTTATATTAAAAGCACAGATAAAAGTGAAAAAATATTAGTTCATGCATGGGAGTTTACGGACGATGAGCAAGTAGATGTAAATGATTTTTGTTGCCCACATGATATCTGTGGAATAGATCAAAAACTAGCTTCCCACCTTCGAAAGAAAAAAATTGAAAAAAAAGCTAAATCAGGAGATAAGTCGGGAATAAAGGCAGGTTATTTTCGAGTTCCAAATAATTCAACAGAACACCATCCAGATTGCCCTGAGCACAAAGCAAATAAGAGCAAAAGAAAAAAGTCCAACGGTATTGATCCAAGTTTGCCCTATGATCATGTAAGCAAGATTATTTTCAGAGATAGCGCTGATATTATCGAACCAAGGGTTAAAGGCCCTATTGCTACAATCAATAGCGGACGGCATAATCATTTAAGGTACCATATCTCTAATGCTGTACTTTGGTATTTACAAAACCCTAGGCAGGGTTACCAGAGCCTAGAGTTAGAAGGTTGCAACTTTAGAAAATATAGAGATGTTTTCCAAAGAATAATACAAAACCCTAGTCGCCGTTACACCGGAAAGCATTTATATTTTGGAGCATTACAGTACAAAGGGAGCGAAAATTTCGACATTCGCAATGGCTCGATTCACTTTTGTATCTACCAATATGGAGCTGAACCTATTCCCGTTGAGATAAAAACTTCTAAGATGTCGGACTATAAAATCAAATTTATCGAAAAGATATACAAGCACGCAGAGAGGTATCGGGCACAACACTCTACGCCCAAAAAAAAGTTAAAAATATGGATATTCTTTTATGGTGAGCCGACACACTCTGGCGCAAGAAGCTTTACTCTCGATAGGCATGATTGTGTCTTCTTTCACCCATCAACTGATATCGATATAGACTGTACCCCGCATTATTTTTCGCCTCCAAAAATAAAAGAAGCTCCAAGGCCAATAGAACCTGTTACGAAGCCAATGCGGCATTCTGTGCCAGAGAAACAACATATCAACCATAGACAGCTACAAACATCAAAACCCGAGAACCTATCAGATAGATATTCGAAGGATATCCTACCCCCTATACAAACTTCAAACCCAAAAACTTTCTCAAAGAGGTTCTCCGGCTTACTTGGGAGGATTGGGAAACTTTTTTTAGGTAAGTAAAAGCAAGATAGTATTTTGAAGGTATGAGGGCATATATATCTTCACATGATAAAGTGCTGCAACAAATTTCGTAAAAATAAGGAATATAAATGAGTGGAAAGATTTCTAAATACATTAAAGAAACGCATCGACAAAAGCTGTTCGATTTAATAGAACTAGCAGCAGAGAAATTTGAAAAAGAGCACGGAGTCCTTAAAGAAACTAGCAATTTTGATCTTTATGGTGAGTACTTAGTGAATGCTGTTGTTGAATTCAACTCTATTGAAAATACACACTACAATCCAGAGAAAGCGCTCGAATCGTGGCCTGATGCTATTGATAAAGAGATGAAAGAAAATGATGACGGCATGGAGTTCATGAATGAAGCCATGGAAAATTGGAGAAACCTGACCGATTAGCTCCTTAAACATCGATCTCTGCATAGGGAAGATCGGGCGCTGCCCCTAAAATGCGCCCATCCTCAATATATGCACTTCCCGCGCTAACTGAATCCCCCAATACGGTACTATGCGAACCATCACTATGCTCTACTGTAGTTGTACCATCAGTATTTACTTGAACTACTTTAACTATTGAACGCTGTTTACTACTCAATACAGCACTTAATCTAATTAGTGTATTAGACATTACTAACAACCTTGATAGTTTGATTAACTGTAATTGCGCCCTGAGCATTGACTGATGCTGCAATAGATAGACTATCGCACGTCGCCTTGTACAATGAATCGGCATATCGGATACCAACCAGCATACCTGGTCGAATTGGCGGTAAATTACCTAGCAGTTTAGTTCTAATAGTCGATTCCTTCTTGTTTCCACTTCGTGCAAGCTCGCAAGTACCACGCTGTCTAGCTGCTTGATTGTCAGTTATAAGTGCATCAACAATATCAGGGGCATACTGATCACCTAACGTGTCACGACGTTTTATTTTGCACGAAACTCCCTGTTGCTCACCACGAACAAAAACAGCGTTATTTTCTTGATTAACGGTCTCACGAGATGAATGCTCGAGTATTAGTGACTCATTCAAAATAACATCACATACTGCGTTATCTGTGTCCCACGGGTTTACGGGCCACTCTGGAACAACAGATACTTCTTTATTTACATCATCAAAATCTAGGATCGCGCCAACACTTTGAGCAACTCGGAGAACGGCCCCTGCAGGTGTTAAATCACGATAGCTGAATGTGTTTGCCGGTATAGGAAAGTCAGTCATTTTGCTGTTGATCGTCCACCCACTATTTAACAATATGTCTGATAGAATCCCATTAAATGTTTTATTTATAGTATTTGTGTAGTTAGTAGACCTAACATATGGTGCCGAGAGCTGCGCAAATCTGCTACGTATCGAAGCATTAAAACTATTACTACCAAATTTAAGTGTTACATTAGGTTGCTCGCAGATGACAATTAATTCATAACCATTGATTGTAATCATCAACTCCTTGTTCAAAGCCCTTTCCAAATCTACTTTGGAACTAAACTTAATCGATCCAGTGGCAGCAAATTGCCCTCTGCTGATTGAATAACTTAAACTGCTTATGACAATATCCAGATTGTCTGAAATACGCTTGCACGTTACTTTTGGTTGCATAATGTAAGAGCTCTGAATTTGCGGTTCAATTGGGATTTTTACGTCTATTGTGGGTATATCGTCATCAGACCTTAATAACCCGCCTGGTAACCCCAAGAAGCATTGCTTTGTTACGTTTAATGTTAGCTTTGAAGCTTTACGCTTTGACTTGTTCAGTTTTAGTGACACCACCCCATTTTTTAAGTGTGGCCATTCACATATGTAAGATGCATTGGAAGGTCCATGACGAAGTTTAAAGAAGTTTTCATCTGCATCTGTTACTGATGATTCAACTGCCGAAAAGACCTGCAGAAAGTATGCTTTGTTCGAGTCAATCGAATTCAAGTTTAAACATTCATCAGCAGCCCTTTGTTCCACCTCATATTCATTATTTAATAGACTGGTAATGGAGTAGCCAACACGCATCCAGTTTTCTAAAATCGATTGGTTACGTCCGTAAAACTCAATCTGTACAGCGCTAGCTCTCAATAACTCTATAGAAAAATCAATGTTTAGCCCCAAATAATTGAGTATTTGAGCATAATTAAACGATGCTTGAGTTTCTATAATGCTTAACTCTGCACCTCGAATTTCTATCGTATTGAAAGATAACTCACTTTCACTCCAAGACAAATCACACTCCATTCCAACCAATTGCTCAACAGCCTTAAAAAATACTGCGGCTTTTCCATGTTGCTTGTTTATTGGCCTTTTGAATGTAAGCTTTATCATTTCATATTCTCAAAATCCGCTTTTATATGATCTGCTATTTCCGCGTTAAACTCACCGGTATCATCAAATATAATTAGCGATAAGTTTTCTTGAGTTGCGTACGTTAAGGGAACGAAAACCCGCCCCGTTGGAGTAACACTGCGATGCTCCACTACCCTTAACGTAGCTCTATCAATCAGAGCAAAGCGCTCCGCTTTATCATCTAATTCATAACTTAATGCAGCTCCCATAACTGGGTGACTTAAATCATTAACCAAGCATTCGATTAGCATTACCAAGCCTCACAGTTAATATACAAACCTACCGCCTCTTGAATAGTCACAACTGCATAATGCGTTTGGTCATTAACTTGAGTGAAAAACGGCGGAGTTTCATTTCTATGCATTGGTTCTGTAGTATGAATTAATCCCGGTAACGTGCCCCTTAGAAATTGTTGAGTGCCTATGTCTTTATCATTCATTACAAACACAGGAAGATACAGCCCATCTGTTGGCGGAGCTGGCGCTTTGGGGTTGGAATTAACCAGCATCGGTGCAACCCTATAATCTATCGGTGAACCATCTAATGCTCGGTCATACAACAAAACAGTTTTATCTTCGTTACCATTAAGACCTAAGTCATAGCCAAAGTCATAATCACCTGAACCATACCGACTATTAAAAGTGTGATTTTTTTTTCCTCCATCGGCTCCATAAGCCAGAAAAATAGACAAGTCATTGGCAACCACAGGCTTAATATCACCTAGGAAAACTGCGGTTTCTTTGGCCCCAAATTGATAGGGCCCCCCAACACTGGCGTCTCGCCACCCCTTAAAAAAATAAAAAGCCGACTTACTCGCAATCAGCACCCAATGAAAGAATCGAGCATCAGATGCAATATATATAACTTTCATATAACCAGGTAACAGCGCTTCTGTTCCAGTCCACGATTTCATCGGAGTAACGCTCACACATTGCTTAGGAGAGTCATCACCCCTTTCTGACGCAATCCTAGCTGTGAATCCGCTTGCCTCTGTTGGGTGGTTATTAATGACCATTTCTGACTCTGATAGTGATTGTAGTTGCCAACCAGCAGGTGGCTTACTTCCATAACCATCAATTAAGCAAGATTTGAGTACATTGAATAGCTCGCTTGGCTTACCCTCAACGAACTGCGGTGCCCCCGTATCTTGAGAGCTATAAACAGTGACAGGTACCGACATTAGTAAAATCCTCTAAATGCGATTGTAGAACTATCATGCTCAATGCTCGTATGGCCGGGAGAAATTGAACGCACCAACATTATTGGCTGACTTGCCGCATGAGTAGTAAATAAAAAGCCCTCCCCTGGACTTAAGCCTGCGCCAAATGCACCTTTTGGAATAACAAAATATGACGCATTCACAAATGGGTTTATTGGCGCGCAATCTGCGGTAATAGCTCCAGTGTGGACAGCACCTAACGTTTCTCCAAAAACTGTAAACTCTTCATTAGTAGAAAATACAACTGCCCAACGCTGATTAATGGCACCAATATTCTCTATTTGAATTGGATATTGAATTGTATTGATTGAATTTGAAGCGCTTGAACCGACATCTTCAAAATTGTTTTGCCATGCACTCACAGTCCTCTCATCTGATGTCCGAGATTGAAAATTCCCGAGGCGCTGTACACTTGAGACTGTTGAACCTACTGGATATGTTTGGCTTAAGCGTGTTAGCAGTTGAACATTATTACCATTAATACTGTCGATTTGAGCAAGCTCAGATTTAATTGTTGTTACTATGAAAGGGGCTTTAAAGGCGGATATACCTGCCTTTATAGTTACGATGCCTGTTTCGGCATCATATGAGTAATTGTCACCTGTATGCGAATATAGCGACTTACTTTCACTGTCTACAATATCTACCCACTTTGCACCTATCATTAGCTCTAATGTCTGGCCACTTACTAGTGCAGAATATGAAGTTCTTTTCCTGTCTTGAATGCAAATTAACTGATTTTCATGAACAATTGGAACTCGGCCAGATGGCAACAAATTGTAGTTTATTTCATTTGGTGGAGACGGTGCCGTTATTTGCTCTAACTCGTCAATATCGTAGGAAACAGAACTAGGTAGAATATCCAATGAGAACTCAATACTAACATCGCCATTAACAGATAGTGTACCGCTTGTTACATTGGTTCCTGTAATATTTCCAGCGCTATCACATGCAGCACTGATATCAACACCTGTTGAAGTTTTACATTTTATATAGAAAGAGCTTTTATCAAAAATAGGAAGCTCAATATTAAACTTAACACTCCTTGAGACTTGCTCCTTTTTAACAACCATTATACCTAAGTTCTGGTCTACAGTTCCGTTGTAGTCCAATTGTTCTACCTCATTGATCACTCCCGTTTCATAATCAATCGTTGCCACAATATAGCCCCCATCGACAAAGCGGCCCTCACCATCGTCAGTGATAACAATGTTAGAGCCTGCTTTTTTCACTCTATTGGCTTTGGGTAATACTTTTTCTCCTTGGCCAAGTGATAAAGGCGTAGGAAAGCGGTGCCACCTAAAATCCTCTGTTGAGCGATAATAAAGAGTAAAAACATTGCCTTTAAACAGCGGCTTAGAGCTAGGTAAATCAACCATAAGAGAAGTTCCATTTCTGCTGATCTGATTAAAGAAGATATTTTGCGTCTCCCACCGCTGCCAGTTACTAACCCAATAGCTGTATTGCCCGTAGTAGTATGGGTTCTCAACCAGTAAATCAGGGACATCAATATTTACCTCTGTCATTACTCCAAAAGATTCGACTTGCGCCGTTCTATATAGGCTAGCCTCTCCAATTTTCATGCCCGTATGCGCAATTCTTCGCATTGTTGTAGGCGCGACAGTTCTAGATATTTCACGCAATACTAAACTCTGTCCTGAAGCCTCTTCAGTAACAACTGTTGTGCCATGATACCTCGCAGATGACAGCATAGTTGACATATCAATGAACAAGCTCGAGTCTTTGAGGCTAGGTGATTCAGCAATCAGCGTACTAACTAAATCATCATCATTCTGATCACTAATGAACACATGAGCTCGATTTAAACTAGAAGAGTCCGCAGTTGCAACAGCTGGATATAACTTGGCAAGATTGAATGAGCTTGAGACGTGATCTATTTCACTAATCGCGCTAAACACATCGTTTAGCTTTCCAGACTCGATAGGATTATTTGTTCTATATCCACCTGCATTCGGAGCGCTTCCAAGCTTTTGAGGCTTGAAAATTTTAAGTGCATTTCTTTGCATTAGACAGTCCTGAATCGTAATACTACATTTCTAAAAAAATCAGGTTTAGCGTCAGAGTACAACCTGTGTGGCTCCGCGCTGATCGGTTGCTCTGCGTGGTCCCAAACTACGCTAAACAATGTTTCTCGTATTGAAAGCTGGAATGAAGTTAGCGTGTTCTGCGAGTGATTAAATAAAGTTTCAAACGATGTGATATCTTCTAGTTCACTCTCTAAAACAATGCTCCTTCCTGCAATTATCGCGCTCTTTTCTATGTGCTGCGCTCCATTCAAAGAAAACTCTGATTGTTGAACGACACCCATTGCCTGAAACTCGTTTTTCCATACGAAGTGGGGGTACTCTATGTTGTCTAAAGTCATTGAACTAAACTCAACTGTTCTAATCTATCAATTAGCCTCTCTTCCATAACAACCAAGGCGTTTTCTACAACTTCATCCGAACTGATAACTTGCAAACGAATTATTTTTCCCGAAGATAAAAATGTTTGAGGCTGTGCGCTTACTGGTTGTTGATAGGCAGGTATGTATTCAACATTGGTTGATGATGCCTGCGGCCTACCTTGAGAACTACTAGCGCTGCTTTCTTGTTTAAGTGCATCTCTACGCTGCTGAATCAAACCCGCTAATGAGCTTCGCTGCTCCCGATCCAAATGGTTCAATTGTTTTACAATTCGCTTGTAGAGGTTTGACAGTTCAGATTTTGATGCTGCGTTGTTGATTTGAGATTCAAATTTTGAATACTGACTAGATTGAAGCTGCTCACGCGCACGCCGCTCTTTTTCTTGCTGCACTTCACGACTAGAAAAGCTATAAGCGTTATCTTTTTCATGCTTTTCCTGATAATCAACAATAGTTTGAACTGTTGGCCGAGGGCCATTGCTCAGTGAACTAACGTTACTTGAAGCACTTGAAGCGCTACGACTAACACTATCTAAAGCGTTTTTCTGGTCTCTTAGACTTTTCAATTGAAGTTCATTTGCTTTTGTTGACTCTTTTGTTGCTTGGGTCCCTCGTTGAGTAGCTTGTGTAGCGGCATCTTGCGCACCTTTAAAATCTCCAAGAAGCTGGTTAACAACACGTAGCAAACCTTCCAGTCGCCCTTTTTCTTGATTGTACTCTCGACTTTTGATTGCGCCGGATTGGTATTGAGCGCCAAGGCTGTCTAGTTTACTAAGCAAAGCACTTTGCTCACCTTGGAGTTGTCCAAGTGTTGCAAGTTCCAAGTTTTGCACCGTGTTAAGGTCTTGTGTTTGCTGAGTTAAACGGACTTGCTGCGCGCTAAGTGCTTTTTGAGCTTCTGCTTTTTGCTTAGATGTTGCTGTGCTAGACGCGATGACTTGCTGATTAGCCCTAATGGCTTTATTAGTTTGTTCGACTGCGCGTTGGTATTTTGTCACTGCCTCTGAATTGGTATCTGTGACAGGCTTTAGCTCATTAGCTTTCGCTATGAGTTTGTCTAGCTCAGTCGTTAACCCTAATGCAGCGGCGGCAGCCTCTACACTTGAGGGAACAGTTTGATCTGTCGCATCGGCGGCGTTTATCGCTGCATCAGCCCACTTCAAGAACGCCTGTTGCTGTGCCGCTATTGGTTGGTTATGCTGTTGAATTAACTCAAAAGCGCCTTGTAGCTTTTCGGCTGTTTTTGTTAGAGCCTCACTACTTGTTAAGCCTAACTCTTGATACGCTTTACTGAGATCACCGGCTAAATATGACTGCCTCTTTAAGCTCTCATTATGCGCTTCAAACTTTAGTTTTAGGTCGTCAATGTGCGCTATCTGATCAGCATACTTTTCTTCTGAAAGTGACAAAGCTTCGCGCGCTGAGTTTAGCGACAATATGAAACCGTTAACCCCATCACGAACACCAGACAAACTGACGCTTTGAGCGTCTAAAGACTTAACCACATCAAGTGCTTGAGGGATGCTCATTTGCAAGAAAGCTTGCCTTTCCTGCTCTGCCAAAGTACTTGCTTTTGTTGTGGTCTCAAGTTCCTTTTGTTTATTGATTACACTTTCGTAAGCTCCTGTCTGCTCATTTTGAACGACAAGCCCCCGCCTCACGGCTTCGTCAAACTCAGCCATAGTCGTGATATTTATGCCAAGCTCACTGCTAACCTGTGCGTATGTATCCGCTAATTTAATGGCCTGCTCGTCTACGGCTTGCTTGCTTGCAGCTACTTCGCGCCACATTCCTTTTAGCTTTTGATACTGAACATAAACATTTGCAAGCTGGTCTAATAGTAAAGTGTATGCACTAACGGCCCCTATTGACGTTAAAACACCTTTGAATCTAAGCGAGCTTGCTGTATTAACTTTTGTTTGTGTATCAACGGTCTTTAATGACGTTAAATATAAAGCTAATGCCGAAATGGCATTTCTAGAACCCGCAATGACATTCGAAAAATACGTCCCGACTTTCAGAGCTAGCCATACTTTAGTTACTGTCAATATTGCATCTTTATACTCAATTAACGTACCAATGCCACTTTTAATTGACTCACCAGTAGAGACGATTGTATCGCTGATTGACTGAGCCCATGCTTTTAACCTGCCATCGGCTGCCATCGCAGCAAACTCTTTATTTAGATCCGTTAGCTGCTGTTTTAGCCAGTCCATTGCGCCACTCTGCGCAATTAAATTATAGAATTGGTCGAGATTGTCCTTTGCGTTAGAAACTTGGCCGCTTAATAGCTGCATTTGTGCCGCGGCACTGCCTGCACTGTCACGCCCCATCTCGTCCATCAAGTCCGCGATAACATCACGGCCCAGCTTTCCAGCGCTAGATAGCTTTTGTAACTCCTGAACATTTTTACCCGTTACATTTTGCAGCATGTCCCACACAGGCACGCCGCGTTCGATAAGTTGCAAGATCTCTTCACCTTGCAACTTCTGTTTTGACCAAGCTTGGCCTAGCGCTAAAGAAATGCCCTCCACCTGCTCAAAACTACCGCCGAGCTTAAAAGCTGTATCGACAATAGCTTGCATCGCGCCGTCAGTGGGATCGATCCCGAATGCTTTGAGCTTTACAAATGCTTCGCTAACTTCTGAGAGTTGAAGAGGTGTGCTTTTGGTAAACTCTTTGATCCATTCAGTGGCTTGCTCACCGCCTGAAATGCTGCCCATCAGGCCCGTCATTTGAACGCCTAAACGCTCAAACTTGTCGCCAGTTGTGAACATATTAGAAATGCTCGTCGCTAGCTGATCAATACCTAAATAAGCTGCACCCAACGCAACGATATCGCGCGTTACACTCGTTACACTGCCACCGTATTCTTCGGCGCTTTTTGATGACCGCTCGAGTAGCTTTTGTTGTTTAGACAGCTTGGCATTTGTGTCTGATATTGCTTTCTGTGCAAACCGTTGTTTTATCGCTAACTTGTTGTTAGCTTCAGACAAGTTGTCTAAATCTATTCGCTGTCTTTTTAGCGACTTTCCTAGCCGTTCAAACTCAGAGCGGCCTTTCGTTATCGTGCTAGATAACTTATTTACGCTTTGACGCTGTTGTTTAAGTGCAAGTTCGTGATCTGATAGTTTTGTAACTGACTTTTGATAACTGACTGCAAGTTTGTCAACTTTTGTGCGCTGCTCTGAAATAGAGCGCTCTAACTCTTCGCTTTCGTCACCAGCTTGCTTGCTTGCATTTTCAAGCTTTTCTAACTCAGCTTTAGCGGTAGATAAATCTTTACTCAGCTTTTTTGATTCAGCACTTAATGAAACTTTTTGCTGTTTGAGTTTATCAAGCTCTAAATTATTTTTAGTATAGCTATCTTTCGTTTTATCAAGGGTTTGTGACAACTCTTGATATCGTGACACTGCTTTTTGTTGAGCCTCAGTGTTAGCAAGTTCAGCATTGAGGATTTCAATTGTATTCTCTAGACCTGCGGCTTTTTCTTCAGCGTTTTGCGCAACGCCCGAGAATAAATCACGGCCCTTAATTACAAATTCAACAATTTTATTTTTAAAAGACATTTGAAATACCCAATAAAAAAGCCCCTAAATGGGGCTTTGATGTCTATGGAAGAAACTTACTTTATTACATCGATTTGATAGTCGTAATTCTTACCTTGTGCAACAGAGGCTACACCTTCAAACTCAGGAGCCATAAACTCATTTTGCAGCAAGTTAATTGGCGAGCTCGATCTTAATTGCGCCAATGGAATTTCACCTTCCACTTTTTCACCAGTAACAACATTCTGGGCTGATAACTTGATTGCCCAGTTTACGTCTTGAATTTCACCGCCTTTAATTCGAGAGCCCTCCAAGGCGAGCGCTTGATAGTCAATTTTTACCTCACCACCAGCAGCAATGGCACCACCTGCCAATGGCCTAATCAAGCCAGTGGCCCACTTTACTTCGTAGTCTGTACCTTCGGCTAATTCAGTTGTGTTCTGCATTACTTTCCAGCCTGTACTTGTTATTTGCCTTACTCCTATTTCCGACCATGAACCGTCAGAATGGAGTAATACCGGCACCGCAGCACCAGTTGTTGCCTGCTGGTTTAAGTTTGAATGCTCAGCACCTAAAGCTTCTGCAATCAATTTTGAATCTGTTTCATCTAGCTTGAGTTTTATTTTAGTAGGATTGGGGCTATTCACTTTTGCAAGTGCTTTACCATAAGTAGACTTGTTCTTTGAAGTTCGGACTATTTCCTCCACATCAGGCTCAATTTCCAAAGCTTCGGCATTGACTGGTCCTACAATCTTCCCAGAAGGTATACCAACGCTATTAGTACGCTGTATAAACACTTCGCCACGTAACAAAAAACCGGACATATTAACTCCTTAAATGTATGTTATCTTTGCTGTAAATGCTGCCTTGGCTTCTGGATCGTACGATTCTGGCGGCATTATCTTGATAGGTTCAATTAATTCGAATTGTAAAGCTAAACCATCTAAAGCTTGGTTAACCCCTTTGCTGTCCTCCAAAATCGCAAGATTGACCTGATCTACCAAACTTGCGAGCTCTTTGTCTGCCGTTTCATGAAAATGCCCATTTGCTCGTTGGCATAAAACTGCAACTATCGTTAGCTCTTTCTTTTTACCTTCACCAACTTCAATAACCTGGATGGTAAACTTTTTATCTTCATCAGCTCTTAGACTTTTCGGAATGTAAAAGCCTCTGTGTGCGGGAGCAAAGTCATTAAAAAATGTGACTGCCGCATCAATGATTTGATTTGTTTTGTTCATAATAATTTATTGTACTTTTTGGTAAGCATCTGAATTACTAACGGCTCGACCTGATCGCTAACAACTGCAAGGGAACCAGCGATACTAGGCCCATAAGATACACTTGGAATGTCTCTCGTTGTTTCGCCTTTGTTTCGGTATGCAAGGAGCGAATTGTTATTCTTTCCTACAAAAATAAAGGCACCTTTCCAGTGAGACTGTTTTCCGCGCAAAAACTCACCGATGTAACCTGAGATCACTAGCTTATTCGGTGTTCGAGGGTTAACACTGTTTCTATAAACTGTATCTTGAATAAAGTTGATTGCGTTGCTAACTCGGTGCCTAGCAAACACAGTAATCTCAAGTAGATTGGGATCAACTCTTAGGTCTATACGGTCTTCAATATAGGACCTTTCGCTGAATGCGTATCTATCATGAATTGCCGATACAACTTGAGATTTAACTTGCTCACCACTGCCAAGAACCGTTTTTTCAAGTGCAATTTTTGCCGTTAGTTTTAAATCTCGAACTTGTGTTGTTAGTTTGCTCATGTGATAACAAATGTTGTTGAAATTTCATCTTCATCATAGAGCTCAGTTAAATGAAATTGTTTTCCATCTATTTGTAAAACTTGACTCTGTAAAGGTGTGCATTGCGACTTCAAGAATCTGGCTATTTGTATTACTTCTCGCACACTACCCGCATACTGTTCATATGTATTGCGATAGCGCCTTTCATACTCTACGTTTACTGCAATCCCTTCTAATAGCGCTGAATCTGAAGTCTTGAGAAAAAGCCTTTTTTCACTTTCAAGGCTTTTGCTCAGCGCTGTTTTAAGCAGGTTCATAAAGCTTTACTTGATCATACTTGAGCGCTATTTGCGCTTGCTCAGAAGTCAATGTGTTTACGCCTGGTGCGACTTTGAAGCAGCTTTTATCGTCCGATTCATCAACTTGCAGAACAAGTAAACCATAACGCTCGCTAAGCACTTTGACGGTTTCAGTTTTATGCCGCTCCACTTTGATTGTGCTTTCTTCTGACATATCTGATAGCTCAGCTTTTAACACTTCAATTTGTTGATTTAGCTTGGCTTCCGTTTTTTCTGGTATAACTTCTCGCTGTAACTGCAAGGACAGCTCTGTTACTTCTTCTGTTAACTGTTCAATTTTATTGCTCATTGTTTTACTCACAAAAAAGCCGCAGACAGCGGCTTATAGGTTGATTAGATTAATTTGATGACTACAAATCCATCAGGATCTGTATTTGCCATCAGTGGGGCCGATTTCGTAACAGTGTAAGTTTTAGCCACGTCCCCTTCTTCTTTATAAACTTTTTGGAATCGGTCCGTTTCTTCCATGCCAGCCTCAATTGCATCATCATCCAAAATTGCACCATACAACCTTGCCAACTCAATACCTGAGTGTCCAAATGTAAACGTATAGTCATCCAAGTAGTTTTGTTTGACTCCGTTGACACGTCTGTGCCCAGTATAAACAACGACTAAAACGTCTCCGAGATACCCTTTATAGGAAATATCTTTCCCTAGGTCTTTGAGTGCAGTTTCTAGTTGTGAGTTAGAGCCTCTTCTAGTTTCGAGCTTTTCGCTTATGGCATCGAACTCATTAAGCAGGCCCCATCCAAGTTGATCACAAATTAATATGTTTAAACCATGTTCTGACGCTACGGCATACTTTTCAATGTCTCTCATTGGATCGTATGTTTTACGGTCTTTTGCTACCCATGAAGCTGCACCAGCCAGCGTAATTTGGTTTTCAGGGCTGCGGTTGAAATTCACATTAATTGGCTCTGGCAGACCTTCGCCCTCGCACGTGTAATGCCCGTCAACGACAGCTCGGACCGCCATCCACTCTTCGGTCTGTTGAATAGCTAATTCTTCATCAATCAAGTTTTGAGTGATGATTGCTTGCCTGCGCTGCTGCTTTGTTAGTTCACCAGAAAAAGCCTCCCCTGGCCGCCTTTTCAGTGTTTTTTTGATGTCCACGTCATGCTTTGGTTTAAGTGACGCCGGTGTGATCTTCGATGTTTTGTGTCCACGAGTTCTAATAACTTTCCCATTTACTTCAGGCGCGACAAAGACCGCAGAATTAACAGCTTCATCGACTTTATCTATGTCCACTTCTTCCGTTTCAAAAGTGTACATATTGGGGAAAAACAGCGTTAAAAAAAGCGAAGATACCTTCGCTTTCTTTTTTTGAACTACGCTGTACAGCGCTCGTGGTGTGTATGTGTCTGACATTGTTAATTCCTTATTCTAAAACTTTTCCAATTGCAATCGGTGTACCATCAAACGCCCCTAACTTTTGCGCGTCTGTAGCACCTGCAGGCCAATTAATAAGGTCTGTATTGAAATGACCTCCATCATAATAAGGAGCCGCCTTAGATCCGGTGGCAGTATCAACAGTGCCAACGGTTAAAAATTTCGCAAACTGAGTGCCATCATTAGCAGCCGGTTCCCATTTCTTCAGGTGTCCGGTTGCTGTCACTCTCCCAAGTGGCGTTAGTTTTGGCAGCGTTTGAGAAGCATCAAAAGTACCTGTGTTTTGAGTCAGAGGGCGATCCCCTGCTGTAAGCTGCTCGTGAATCAACTGTTCCATTTATTCCCCCTATTTACCAAATACTTTATCATGAGCGGCTAACAGTGTTTGCTCTTCTTTTTCAATATCAGAAAGTTCATCTGCATCACCCGATGTATCTAGGTTTGGCGGCTCTTCGTCTGACATTGCGGCATCTAATGCTGCGCCTATGCTATCCTCTTTGGCGCTGTCATCCGCCTGCTCACCTTCTTTTGCTGAAACTTTTAAAAGTCCCAAAGCTTCGTCTGATGACATGCTAGTTGATAGGGCTAAATGAGTTGCCATTGTTGTGCGGCTTTTTGCTTCATCACTGTTTAAAATGGCACCGATACGCTCTCGCTCCATCTTTGCACCTTCCGCCTTAGCAGCGTCTAAATCTGATTTAGTGAGTTGGCTGTCCGCGCCTGTTTTTGCTGTTTCAGGTGGATTATTGTCAGTAGACATTGAAACTCCTATTGAATTATTTGATTTGATAACGTCGAGCAGTAAAGGAACAGCTTCTTGTCCATTTACCAGTTTGTCAGCAAAGCCGATGTCTATGGCTTCTTGACCTGTGAATACTTGCGCCTCTGTGTCTAGAACATCGCTTTTACTTATGCTGATACCATCAGAAACGAGTTGGGCGAACTCGTCCCTAGATTTATCTAGTCTTGATTTGATACGACCTTGAACTTCTTTTGGCAGCTTTTGATACGGATTACCGTCAACTTTAAACTCGCCAGAATGGATCAAAGTTATATCAACTCCTACATCATCAAGCTGCTTTTCATACGATGTGTGAGCGACTAGAACACCAACAGAGCCAGCTTTTCCAGAACGAGTTATCCAACGCTCAGTGCATGCAGAGCCAAGGGCCATCGCAGCGCTGCACATGGTGTCATAACAAAGTCCATAAATTGGCTTTATATCTCTGTATTTTCGAATTTGGTCAGCGCAATCAAAACAGCCAGCAGCCTCCCCACCAGGCGAATCAAAATCAAGCATTACAGCTTTCACATCAGGATCGCCCATAGCATCATGTAGCCTAGAAACAATGCCATCGTAGCCAGTTGCACCAGACCTTGGTTGTACATAGCCGTATTTATGAAGTAACGTGCCAGAAACTGGCAGTATCGCTAAACCATCAACGACTTGATATGGGCGATCTCGCTCTCTGCTAGAGCCATAGCTACTAGCCATTTCAACGAGCTGATCCTGATTGAGTACATTTCCGTTTACGTCTACAAGTTGGTTAACGCCTGATCTAAGTGCCAACGCACCGAAAAATGTAGCTGCATAGGTCGGTTCCAAAAATTGAGGTTGATTGCAAGCACGACTTAATATGTGCTCGTATGAATTGTTATGCAGCATTTTGCTGTGTCCCTCCGTTATCCTGATTTGCGGCATCAAAGCCCATCGCCAGAACCCAGCTAGGCGGTGGTAAGCCTTTTGCTTTTCGCTCTTCTATTTCTCGCGCTTGTTGTTCGAATACTTCGATGTAATCTTCACCCATCAAAGCTAGCTCTTTTTCATATGTAGACAGGCCAGATTCAATCCTTAAGATTGCCTCTTTCACTTCTTTTAGACCATCAATCGACAAGCGGCCTGCGCCTATCCACTCGCAGCGCGTCCAAGCTTCGCGGCGTTCATAAAAGTTGTATCTAGATCTTGGGGCAACAAGGATACGCCTGTGCAACGCTTCTTCTAGCCAGTTGGCAAAGACTAATGATGCGAATCGAGCCGCGATTACTTTCCGTTTGCCCATTGTGTAACGGAATGACTCGTTAAAACTGGCTCTTGCGCTGCTGTAGTTAACTTTTGAATAGTCTCTCGCGATTTGCTCATAGCTCATGCCAAAGCCTGAAGCGATAAAGCGAAGCATTGAAGCTTCCAAATCGGTAAAGCCATTGTTGGCGTTAGTGCTTTGAGTGAATTTAAGTTTTTCACCAGGTACTAAGTGCGGGATCCTTGCCCCGTTCATGCGTATATTTGCTGCAGAGTGGTATTCGCCCATATAAGACATCCACTTTTGCATTTGATCTGCGCCACTTTCACCACTTATAAGCTGAAACGCTTGCTCTGAGTCAAGCTCAGACTCAATAACTGCGGCGTACATCGCGTTGATGATTGCATTTTGTAGCGTTGTGTTTTGTAGTGTGCTTAAACTCTGCATTTGCTGCATCATAGACAAAAGCAAGTTTGCACCGCGCGTCTGGCCTGCCTCTAGCGGCTCAAAAACATGAATGAACTTAGTACGCCCCCATTTAGCCTCTCTAGAAACGTATTTCCATTTTCCACCATAGCTATCTAATGCGCCGTACTCATTATAAGCGTCCTGTTTAACCCAATAGCCAAGCGCGCAATTATGCCGATCAACAGCAACGCCACCGCGCAGCCGGTTATTGCTCATTTTGCCGTTAGGATTTGAAACACGTTTGGGTGAAACCAATTTGATAGCGGTTTTAAATAGCGCGCCTGGTCTATTGATCCACTCATTGGCAGCCATACCTTCTCCATGGTGGCAATGGGACGCGGCAATAGCTCGAACCAACATTGTAAATGTGCGTTTGCGCTCAGCATCAATGTAACAAAATGGCGATTCCGCATATTCAATAAATGCACATTCTGCTTCTTTCATAAAAGCGCGCGCACTTTTTTCTTCCATGCCAAGCAGTTTATAGTTCAATCGATAGCTTGGACGAAATAGACTCCCGACAACATTGTCCATATGCATTTGAACGCCACCATGCGCAATGGCATTGTTTCGAACCAAGTCATCAGCTCGTGCGTTCGCAGTCTCTAAAGAAGGTAATAGAGCAGCATCAGCACTTTTACTAGCAGGAAACCAGTTTTTCATCTGGTCGCCAAAACCATTACCGCCACCAGCATAAGCCGAGCAGTACTCGTTAAGCGGTGTTATTCCATCACTCGCGACTAACCCACTCATAATGACAACCTCGCTGGCCCTCTGCGCCTTTTCGATGTGCCATTTATTAGAGTTTCCAATTCGTCGATATAGTTTTTTAGATCCGCTTTATTAGCTTGAGTAAATCTAGTTTCTCGGCCGCTACGAACAAACGAAACAACAGCTTGCCCAGTCAATAAGTCGTGATACGCTTGCTGTGCCTCTATCAAGTTCGCTTTCAGCTGATCAATATTCATTATGCACCTAATTTCTTGCCAAGTTCTGCAAAAGACGCAGCTGCGGCTTTTTGCGTTTGTTGTTGTGATTTGTAATCGGAAAGGTTGAGAGAAAACTTTTCTATTGAAACGTGCAGAGCAGATAAAGCGTAACCAAAGCAGTCTAGCGCTTCATTTCGGCGTCCTTCATTGTCATAAATGAACAAAACACCTTGTTTAGTTTTTGTTGGTTTTCTGATTTCAGATACGAGCTGCTTGCACACATCTTTATCACAGATACCGTCATCTAAAGGTAAGTGAATTGCTCTTCTTTCACCTAGTGGGACCTCGATGTCAGCGTAAAATACATCTTTGGCCGTATCTGTTCCGACAATTACAATGTAAGTACCGGTTTTCTTGTTGACTTGCATAGCCATTGATTGCACAGGTTCGCCATACTTACTCGCCCCCCTGCAAGGAATAAAGCGTAATAGCCCTATTCTTTTTGATAATTTATACACGACCTCTGATCGGTGACCTGCCAAATCCCAACAAATACGCGATATGTTTAAAACTTCTCCATCTTCACGCTCGTAAGTACGGGCGCAAAATTCAACTACTGCATCTTGTACATCATCATCACGTGGGTCACCCATATAAATAAACCGATCTATAAGGTACTTGCGGCCATCGCCAGTAAATCCCCACGCATACCCCTCCATTCTGTTGTCTTGGGTATCTCCGCCAACAGTGATATAAACGACATCTTTAGGCACTTGAGCTTTGTATTTTTCTCGCTTATTCAGCAATACCTCGTGATCGAGCCTTTTAGTATTTTTTGGATCGAAATGTAGGCCGAGAGTTAGGTTGATAAATGCTTGTAACTTGTCAGGGTCGCCCTTTATATCTAGCCATTCCCTTACAATCTCTATCCAACCTTCAGGTAAGTTAAGCGAGTAAAGTGCAGAACATTTAATTCCAACACGCTTCGGGGCTTTAACTTTATTTCCCGTTTTGTTGAAGAACGTTATCCCGTCTTCAGTCCAGATCTCTGTTTTTTCGCAAACCCATCTGCCAGCCTCTTCCATAGCTGAAAGATGCCTATATTCGATACGCCCAAGATTTTCTGACTTTTGACATTTAGCGTTTCGGCACAAGTAATAAGCACTTTCAGCCATAGCTTCTTCATCATCGAGCGTTCTGTCCCATTTCATACCGAACGTTGATTTTGCGTCACCCCATTCCAATGTTTGAAGTGTTCCGCAATGCGGACAAGGGATTTGAAACGAAAAGACTGAATTTGCTTCAGCTAAAAGACGCGCAATGACATCGCCGGAAAAAACAACCGTTGAACCAAAAATGGCTTTACCGAAAGTGGCGCCTTGGATCCGCTTTAAGATGACTTTCATGTTGTCACCTTCGCCTGAGTTAATTGCGAATGCCCCAAGCTCATCAGCAATAACAACTTGTTTAGTCATCAAGCGAAAGTTATTCGGTGTTTCAGCCCCTTTAAAATCTATCGAAAAACCCGTACAGGTTTTCTTTTTGGTAGAGTTGTTTTCGTTATTTACGGCCCAATCTGGAAAAGAATCTTGAATTGCAGGCACGATTGATAAAAGAGGATTTACCTCATCAAGAACAAATTGTTTTGCCAGTGGATCGTTAGGCTGATAGACAACAGAACTGCGTTTTTTGTGAATGCCTAAGTACCACATTGCCCCGCTAAACATTTTCGTAAAGCCAAAGCGAGTAGGTTTTTGAATGGAAATGACTTGAATCGCATCATTTCCCATCATATTCAAAAGTGCTTTTTGAACTGGCTGTGTGATCCACCGACCAGGGATCTGGCTCGACTCTTCCGGTAACCAGAAATGTTCATCACACCACTCGACACACGTTTTGGGCTCTTCAGTTTTAAACGGACTCAGCCCCCTCTTCACCGCTAAGCAAATCGCTTGCTGTGTAGCTAGAGAGATCTGGTTCAAAATTGGCTACCTCATTGCATGTTGTCGCTATGACTTTATTGATTTCTTCTATTGCCTCTGGCGGTATGTCATGCCATGCCCGTTTTATTCTTGGAAGAAGGGCTTTTAAGTTAGAAGATGCGGCAACGCTGGAAAGCTCCAAGGTGCGCGTAATTATTTCTATTGGCGCTGATCTTTGCTCTTTAATTGATAGATCAAACTCTTTGTGCTTGATATCTACTTCTTGACGCCTGATTTTGAGTCTCTTTTCCGCAAGTTTTAGTTCTTTTTCTTCATCTTCAAGAGGTGTAGAGCTTGTGGTTTGTGTACTACTAACTTTTGACATGGCAACCGTTGCCAGCCACCTAGAAATTGATTGTATGCAATAGCCGCCGCGCCCTTTGCTAGCGGGGAATCCAGTTATTTTTGACCAGTTTCGGATTGTACGATCTTCGACGCTAAAATAAGCTGCTACTTCTTTTTGTGTCGCCATCTTGAAACCTGAATTTCGCTAGTAAAAATACACTCCAAACACGCTCAAGAAAGCGGAAACGGAAAAAGGGAAAAAAAATCTATTTTTAAAAACGCGTGGAGGCCCGCGTGTTTTCTACCCGCATTGCAAAGGGGGGCACCCAGAAAGGACCCATTCGAATTGCTTTTGAATCAATCACTTAGACTCGATAAGCTTGTCTAACTTTTCGTTGATTGTGTCTAGCTGCTTCCCTATACGAGACTGGTCCTCGACTCTCTGCACTTTGACATCCTTTATCTGTTGCTCATTGAGAGAGATTCGCTTATCAAAGTCTGCTAAGTAGTTAACGCTTGCAACTAACAATGTGACAGTTGTAATGATGTGAGCAATATCAACTGGTTTATTGATTAACTTGTTGTCACTCATTAGTACTCGCCTTTAATCATTTGCTGTATCAGTTCGTCTGCTCGATTAGGTACTTGCTCATACCACTTGGAGTCTTTCATCTCGTACGCAGCATCTGCAAAGTTTCCCGCTTCTACTGCTGCTATCATTCGCTTGAACTTCATTAGTCCATCTAAGCCAATGTTAAAAACCATATTCACAAGCACATCGAGTCTTGCTCTATTGCAATGAGTTACGTCTATACGCCGTTTAACTCCTGCCTCTGCATTCCTTATATCGTTAACTAGTAACTGCTCGGCCTCTTCTTCATTCATGCCATTGCTTTCAAGGTTACGCCCATAGCCGATAGTTAACTTGCCGCCTGTACAGTAATAGGGGTACTGTCTGTACCCCTCATGTTTTTTAAGCTGCTCTACTAAATTCATAGACATGTTTTTTCCTGCGTATGTTTTTATTCATGGAAGAAAAAGGAGCCGCATCCATGCGCGCTCAAGTACTTTAAGGGAAGCTCTTTTACTCTGGCTCTTGCTTTAACCTGTTAAGTGCTGCGTTGTACCAGTGGGTATCAAGTTCAAACCCTATGAAGTTACGTCCTGTTTCACGACAAGCGATAGCTGCCGTCCCGCTCCCTGTGAACATATCTACAACCAATGCATTTTCAGGTGTTGTCTCGCATATCAGTTTTTTAAATAACTCGACTGGCTTTTCTGCTGGATGATCTGTTGCTCTGTTTTGTGGCGCTACTCGTTTGCATTCCCATATATCGGGTAGAGAGCGGTTCGGAATAACGGCATCTTTCATGCCCACAAATACAACTAATTCGTATCGTGGTCTAAGGGCTTTCTTTGGCCCAGTGCCTAAACATTGCTTATCCCAAACTAAAACAGAGGTTATTGATAAACCTAAGTCAGCAAGCGCCTTGGTTATTACTGGCATAGAGCGCCAATTGCAGAAAGAGACTAAATAGCCGGTGTCTTTCAGTATGCGCTTTGCCTGTTCAAACCATGACTTATAGAAGTGCGTTACATTCATCCAGTCAGCCCACGAACCAACCCTTGATGGCTTGCCAATGCTGCTGGCTCCTATCAGGTACGGGGGATCTGTTAGAACTAAATCGACTGAGTTGTCTGGAATGTTTTGACTTTCTTCTACACAGTCGCCGTTAATCAGTTTTATATCTGTCATACGTCACCTTAACTTCGTGACGCTCTAGGCGTTCTGCTACATTGATTGTTTTACAACGGGGGCATTTGATTTCTACTACTCCAACTGTTCGGCATAGTAGTTTATCGCAGCAAGTACATCTCACATCTTGCATATAATCACCATCAAAAAACCCCACATACAAGCGGGGTTTATTTACGAGGTTTTTTATTTATAGCTTTTCCAAGCTTAGTCACATTATGGCATATTTAGCGCCGAAGAAAACGACATTACGTGTCGGGTTTAGCGACATTTTAGCCATTGTAGACTGTAAGCCTATACCAAAAGCCCTCTTTCTGCCCTCGCAAGCCAAAATTCAACGCTATGTTTGGTACTAAATTCATCTGCCCATACCGCTATTTCCTTCGGGCTCATGCCTTTAATGTATTTGCCTACTAACGCTTTTCTACAAGAAGACGACAGAGCTTCTATATCTTTGGTGATTTGTGCAATGTGATCTGGTGGGCTAATGCTATCGGCACCATGACTGTACAAGTGAGCATCAGAGCTAAATATCCCACCTAACAAGCAACACTCTTTGATACGCTCAACATTAGACTTTTTTGCATAGCCTTGGGTTTCTTCTTTCAATGCCCAGTATCGACCCCACGTTTTTAGTTCTCCACGCACTTGTTTAATGTTTTGTCTTGAATCACTCATGAGTCAGCCCCTAATTGTAAAACTTGGACCAGTTTTAAGTTACAGATCTGCTCCACAATAGACACGACAGTGTCGAACTTAAGTTGCGTTTTGTCTTTTTCCCACCGCTGATATGTTCTCTCACAAACGCCGTATGCAATAGCCACATCTCTTTGCGTGAGGCCTCTGTATGTGCGAGCAATAATTAATACTCTACCTGCAGTCATCATGTGGCCACCATTACCAAGTTTTGTTTTAAAAATAATCTTTGAGTTCTTATCATGCCCTCAAATACAAAAATTCTAATTGCAGTCTCTGACAACATTACGGGACCGGATCGACCGTCTATAACGTCATGACACGCTGAACATGTATAAGCTGAATGAATATCATCACATTTCTGACCCATACCTGATCCCCCACCGACATGGGCCAAAACGACCGTGCTAGAATCGAAATTACATATACCAGGCAATCTAATTTGACAGGCTTGACCTTTAGCGCTTTCTCTCAGCTTATCGCTAATTACTGACATGTTTCTCCCCTTCCCCATACAGTGCAAGCATGTATAGATCTTCCGGCTTTGGCAGTAGTAGCTCTAAATTGTCTGCGCAATACATATCCATCCAATTTAGATACTCAGAAAACTCCTTGGTGTTTAGCTTTCGTGTACGCTTTCTAACTATGATAGGTTCTTCTACCCCAACTTCTAAAACCTTCACACCGAATTTTTTCCTGACAAATACCTCATGAACATCTTGAGAGCTATTTTCTTGCCCATAGTGCTCTCTCATGTGATCAGCTATTGCCTGATTCCACATCCACATTAATCGGTTTTGAGCTGTTGAACGACTTGTCTTGTGTTCATCAAATTTAACCTTCACATTTTTCTTGTTCTTGATCATTGCTCTAATCATTGAGCCAATGACTGGCATAGCCTGTTCATAGTTGTTAGTCGTTAAAATCTTTGTTGTCATAAAATCTATGCTCGTCGTTTGGCTGTTTGCTGATATGTCTGTTCGAGTGAATCATTCAAAGAAAACCCTTGGCTTTGAGGGACTTTTCTTGAGTGCTTAAAGTTGCCTGCATTAGCTGCTACATCGTTAGCACTCTTCAGGCTTTTAAACCGCTCTTTTTGGGCTTTTGGCCTGTTTCTTCTATCAGCTTCAGCTTGCTTCTTATCCTTAATCAGTTGCGTAACACTTGGTACACCATGGAGTTTTGCATGCTTTAACAAAATTCGATTGCCAGCAGCTTTTGCTTGGTTTAAATCTCTAGCTGTTGGCTCAGCAATACCCAATAAGTAATCGTTTTTAGCTTTTCTCGCTTCCACCAGCGCTATGCTGTAATCACAACCGAGTATCGCTTTTACCTCTGCTACAAACTCTTTTTGGTCCTTCTCGTATGATTTCATTGCACACCCCTGTTAATCGTCGTTGGCAGGTTCGGCTTGTATTCTGTATTCCCAAAGGTTTTTAGTACCTTTTCTAACACGCTTTAGCTTTTGTAAATTGGGACCAGCAACAATCTCTCTCCATCGTGCAGACATAGCCGCAGGCGTGTCCTTTTTATGGAAAATCGTTTCGCTTGCGTTGCATATTTCTTCAAGAGTCCAATATTCATGACCTGTTATAATTTCTTTTAATCTTGCTTTTTGTGTCATGCTGCACACTCCCACTTTGCCAATGCGTCAAAAGCGCCATATTGACTAAAAAGATCACCCGCGAATGATTCGTCTATATCGAATTGATAAGGGACAGCTATCCATCCAGCGTTAATAACATGCTCTTTGCTGATAGATTTATCTAAAAAGTTGTTTTGCTTTTCGTTTAAGTAGTCAACCAAGTCACATTGGCGGTACCTGCTAGTAAAGTTCACTTGCTCACATTTCATGTATTGGTCACCGTTTGGAGCTCGACCAAAAACAGCCAGTAGAACTGTCCACTGAAACGAATACTTTTCGATAGCAGTGGCTAACGTTAGGCTTGGCGCTTGGTCTTTACCCGTCTTCATGTTTACAAGCAGGCACTTGCCAGCAAGGCTAACCAATGAAAGAACACAAAGATCCTTTAGTGCTGCGTCACCCTGAGAGCGAATACGAGAACTGACATTATATTTTTTACGAACCTTTTTAGACTTTGGCATTACCCTTCCCCCTGTAACTTTCCCAGTTAAAATGCGTAGTAAACAACACGCCTTCTTTAAGTCTGTCGTAAGCTCTAAAGCCGATATAATGCTTAATTTCCTCAACGCTTTTACAGTTAGAGATAATCGAAGTAGGCTTGAAGCTATATAGCCGCTTATCAATGATCTTAGTGAGCTGTAAGTGCTCGTCTTCACTTCCCTTTTGCAATCCAACTTCATCAATCACTAGAAGATCAACGCTAACGATTTGCTTAATGACTTGAGACTCAGTGAGATCATTATCTTTGGACCATGACTGACGAATCAGGCCTACGAGATCCGAAACGGTCAGAATTAGCGTTGTTTTGAAGTTTCTACCAATGTGATTAGCAATTGCAGAAGCTAAGTGATTTTTCCCAGTGCCCGGTTCACCGATGAACATAAACCCCTTGCCGTCAGTTAAACGCCCTTGGAACGTGTCAGCGTAACGCTGTGCGTAATGGACGGCTTTCTTTTGGTTGTCTGTCTCAGCGACATAGTTATCAAATGTGCAACTCTTAAAGCGGTCACTCATGCCACTGTTTCTAACCACCCAATCTCTGCGCTGCTGTGAAAAATGTTCTAACTGTTTCTTTTCGTCAGCGCGCCTTAGTGCCAACAAGTCGTCATATGACTGTATTTTGGCGTCAGGTTTGATATGACTAGGCATACGCTGTTGAAGTCTGACTAAAGCGTTATTCATGATCACCACCCTTCTACATTCTGATTGAAGTCTTGAGTTAATGGCCGACCTTGAGCCTGCCGAACCTGATTAAGCCCTGCGTTACGATTCATCCACTCGAATTTAAAGCCCTGCCAATTTCTAACCACACATTCAGCTAGACAGTCATCAACGCTTACACCATGTGTTGCGGCAATTTTCAGTTCATCAGCAAAGCGATTTATAACCGTTTGCGTAACATCCGCTTTTTTCCGTTTCCGCATAGCAAGCCAATCATTCAAGACTTGAGGTGTTGGCATTGACGGCCAACACGAATAATCGAGAGATTTTTTTGTTTTATTTTTATTAGATTCAATGGGTGGTTCTAATGACTGGTTCTGACCCCCGTTTTTGGGGGTATTCAAACCCCCGTTTTTGGGGGTGTTCAAACCCCCGTTTTTGGGGGTGTTCAAACCCCCGTTTTTGGGGGTGTTTTCACTAATACCCCCGCTTTTGGGGTTATTAGTTTCTTTAGCTGCTTTAGCCCCTTTATCTATGGGCTGTTCAGAGGCATTATTTTTAATAACCCCAGTTTTGGTGCTATTGGAAAAGCGCTCGTCTTCAACGCCTATCAATTGGTAAACTTTAACTTTGCCCGTCACACCTTTCCTTCTGCCGGTATCACGTATAAGCGCAAGTGCTTGGAGCTTTTTAAGGTTTGCGCCGATAGTCTTTTCATTCAATCTAGTGTCTTTAACTAGCCTAGTGATACTAGGCCAGCAGCAATGATCTTCATCTGCTCTATCAGCAAGGGAAAGTAAAAGAAGTTTTTGCGATGCATTAAGGTCCTGTTTCCAAGCCCAGTCAGTTGCAGTCCTACTCATACGTTACCCCTGTTTGATTTTTGTGCTGTGTGTGTCATAATAAATCCTGTTATTGATTCGAAACCCGCGCCCTCGCCAAAGTTTGCGGGTTTTGTTTTATTTAGGCTTTTTTCTTTCTTGTTTAGCCATTCCGCACCTGCAACTATTAGAGTTTTCTGCACTTTTATTTCGTTCGCATTTCCTTTTACCTGGCTTATGCTCTGTGTATATGTCATACAAATTTTCGTACATTAGCTTTCCTTGTTTTTATGGTTAAAAGCGCCCTTCTTGTCTGATAGCATGCAAGTGCGAACTAACATTTTTTTCAAACAAGAAGGACTTAAAATGGAAAATCCAAACAGCGTGTTAAAACGCATTGATGAAATTATTTTTGAGCAGGCAAAGCTTGACTGGCCCACGCAAGAAGCTTTTGAAGAAATTAGCAGTCTATTGTCGAAACTATCAGCTCTTGAATATGATCCTGACTTTAGGCAGAAGAACTCTATTAGTTCCAAGCTAGAACAGGCAAGGTCCAGTCTAGACATATACTTTGGCAAAGTTGAAAACTCGGGGTACAACTTGGAACACCATCGAACAATGGTTCTAGCCGCTACAAAAGCTATGCGAAGCGTCATTGCTGCGGAATCCCAGTACTAACAACATCAGAGCTCTTTTGCTCGTTCGGGTATTTACAAGGTTCAGGGTGCGGCCACCCTGCCTGATCGCAGATACCTTGATAAAGTTCGTAGAACCCCGAATCTTTTTTCGCTTGCTGATAAATAAACGTGTCTGCTAACGGTTGTTTATGTGCAATGCTAATGATCGACTTGCCCTGCTCACCTATTTCACCAATTAGGTCCACGAGCCTATTAACAACCAAGTTGAAGTTAACCGAATCCTCGTTCAGCATGTTGGCAATGTTCAAAAGCATCTGTTTTGTTTCTAGTACTGCTTTTTCAACTTTGGCCGCATCAAAATCAGGGTGATGTACTGCGGTATCAACATAAGCATCCAAAATGGAAAACATCAGCTTGAGACCTGGCATAAACCTCTGCGCCTTTTCAATAATTTGATCGTTAGTTAAATTGGGTTTATCCATTGTTACACCCTTTTATTCTAGCGCCTTGCATCAAACGCTCTGCTTTTAGAATGTAATCCTTAGCACTTGCGATGGATTTCATTACAGCAATTCTTTGATGAGGATCCTTTATCTTGTCGGCCCAAAACAACCAGCCGTCGATTGTTTCCAATACACCGCTTTTTGTAGGAATTTGTATCGGTGCCAGCAGCTCAGAAGCTAACTTCTCTAAATCTTCATCGGGGCTTTTCAAATGACTAGCAAGTGAGTGGAGTAGAATTTTTTCAAACTCTTGGAAAGAGAACTGTGTTTTATTGCAGTCACAGCCATAGACTGAACACTCACGTTTTAAACGTTCTTTCTCTAATTGTTCTGCTTGATACTCTTCCTCTCTTGAGGCATTAATCAGCTTTAACTCATTACGTGTTAGCGGCTGTGTTAATGTAGCTCCGCCCTCTACGACATAAGTCACTAGCCCAACTACCGCTTTAGGATCTGGCGTTCGACACTTCATAGGGTTAATAAATACTGACTTCATCATTAGTCCTTTCATTTTGATATTGTTGAATTTGTTCACAGGTCATAGTCCACTGAATATCCTGAGACCCTAAAGCCTCATACAGTTTGCTAACCTCGCTGCACATAGGCGGTTTCTGAAGAGTGAAACCAATAAAAAATCGCCACATTTTTGCGATCCCAATATTTCTTGACTTGAGGCATGTAGCGACAATGTTTTTAGGAATGAGTCGTTGCTTTGGCTGTTCACCGTCCAAAGGCGCGAAATAGTGATTTGAAGACATGTATTCATCGTCTGACATGGGCCATAATGCGATGCATTCTTCCAATGTAATGTGCTCGCAATCGAGAGGATCAAAGCCTCCGCCGGTCCTTTTGAAGTAACTAATAAAGCTGTCATTGCGAAGCGCACTTTCTAAAATCGTTTTATTCATTACTATGCCCTGTTACTAGACAAGAGGGATCTAGGCATTCAACGCCTTTATAAAAAACTTGGGACAGTTCTTTCGGACTAGCGGCCCAAGGTTTAATTTTTTCTGCAAGGCTTCGGGTTACTATTGAGCCAGGCTGTTTTGTGTTTACGTAGGCAATGTAAAAGCGCCACAACTTCACTCGTGCCATATTTCTTTGTTCAAGAAGCATTTCTGCTCTTTCACCTTCTGTACAATGGCCCAACTGAAACTCTAAGAACTCATTATCAGAGCACACCCATAGGTGGTAAATTTCATCTTGTGCTAAAAGTGGGTAGTCAGTTGGATCAAAGCCACCATTTGAAGTTTTAAAGAAACGAATGAATTCACGATTGTTCAAAGCTTCTATTAAGTTTTTTTTATTCATTTGCACTATCCAAGGTGGCATTGTTGTCATTCATAACCACCGTTTTGATAAGCTCTAAAAAGTTTGCCTTCTCCGATTCTCCAGAGGATGAATAAATAGAGGCGATTGGTGGACTGCATTTACCCCCATTAATCCTGACGATGCCAATTTTTTCCGCTTTACAGCTAAACTCTCTGTGCTTCCCGTCAAGATCTTTCTGTGTAACTTCTCCATTGGTGTATTCACCAATTTTCACTCCAACCTCTAGGGGGACTTTTCGGTGTCCGTATACGTAACTCCTAACTGTGTAGAAGGATTTACCTAGGTGCTCAGCAAGTTCAGATAGGCTAACCTCATTGCGCGCAACCCAATCGATCAATTGCATAATTCGACATCCCTATATATTTTTATATATTATGTATTTTATAATACACAAATAGCAAGAGGCATCTGAAATTTTTCTTTCAATTGAAAAATTATGTGTTCCATGTATTATGTTTGTATTCTATTGGTGAAAGCAGAAAAACGATGGCAATTACACGTTGGGCTAAAGAAGCTCAGTCATTAATGCGAAATAAAGGCTTGAAGCAAGCAGATCTGATTGATATTTTTGAAGTGAACACTCAGGGTGGTGTAAGTCATTATTTCCAAGGTAAATATGAAGCTTCAGAAGAGCATTTGATAAACCTTGCAAAGAAGCTGGAAGTGCCTGACAGGCACTTTATTGATATTCAAAGCAATGATGTGGTTGAGTTGCATATTGATCACGAACTACTCACAGAGGCGTTTCAGACCATAGCTAGACATAACAAACTTAGCGAGCGAGAAATTACCAAGTTTTTCAGTGTCTACCAGAAAATGAACCCCGCCCAAGTGGCTGAAGTGTATGAAATCCTCAAGGTCCAGAAAGCCAAAACAATGGAAGGGCTAAAGCATACGTTCAGAAAGTTTGGAAGCTAACTTTTCAAAACCGAAAAGTCTTCACAAAAATCGCCCAACTTTTTGTTCGGCGATTTTTTTACATTAAAAGGAAATTCAAATGAAATTTAATTACGCATATGCAAAAGAGATAGGGCTAAGTGATCTTAAAAAGGTCTTAGGCGGCACAAATGGTAATGGATGGGAGCCACAAGTTATTCAGGCCAAAGGTTGAAGTGTATAGCCAGTGAAATAAGTGACAAAGGGGTGTTTATTCACCCCTTTTCTTGTTGTCTAAGTTTGTTGTGTTTATTATTTTATTAATATCTGGATATCCTAAAAGTTACCCCCAAGCTTATCTAGAGTGTCATCTCTTCGCTTTAGAAGTATAGTTTGCTCAACCAAATCATCCGAAACGCCAGCGGCTAAATCGTATTTTATAGCTTTTTTTTCCAGATATACCTGCATATCAAAAACGTTTGTTAAATCCTTGCTTTTCCTTGAGGTTTTGTAGCTCTCGAAAAACTCTCTTAACACTATGGCAAGCGCTGCCCCTGAAAGCAGGCTCAGCGCTGAAATAGTGCTTGTAATTATAGTATCCATCTATACACACTTCTTATCTAGCTGATAGTTTCTATTTGCAGCTAAAATAATACATAATATAGAGAGAAAAACAAACATTAAATTAACAATATTTATACCTTCCGTATAAAATCCTGCCGTGTAGTTCGTTTCGAATAGTGACTTTTCAAGTAGGCGGATAATATGCAACCCAGCTTGAGCAGCTAATCCAATTGCAAAAATCAAAGGTAACTTTTTGATTTTAATTCTAAAACTCTTATGCATCACACTAATAATCTTTATCTCAGCGATAAAGATCACTATAAAAAACAAGTGCCACACAGCTTTATGCATGATGCCATCACTGCTTTTCGCGTACACATATAGGTAAGGGGTCGCTACAGTCATCAAGCTAGAAAATAGAACAAATACTGTTAAAACGACACTGTAACTGTCTATTCTTCTAAAGATTGCTATATATAACCCCCACAAAATGATGTAAGCAATCATTATATGCTCAATCATTGACAACAGGTTGCGCTCAAGCTCGTTAAACATTTAACCTCCTTTTTTATCACCTCGTTTGTCTATCAAATCGCCAATAAAGCTAGTTGTTTTGTGGGATTTAGGGTCTAACCCTCCCCCACCCGTACCACCTACAACTTTGCTTAATTTGCCCTTCGGAATCGTCAAAACCTGATTGTTCATACTTACTCCTTTTAAAAAATACGATCTCAAATATTGACATCTGCATTATATAATACATATTATAATACACAACATCAAGCGAGCCGCTCACCAAAAAGTAGAGAGCAAAAGGGATTGTACATCATGAATACTGTATTGATACATAAATTATCTGAATTGCTACTTGCAAGCTTCAAGCAGCACGAGAGAGTGTCAATTTCAATTAATACGTATCCACGCAATCACATGATCGACGTTGTTACTTATGACCATGCAACTAATCATGAAGCAAGGCCCGATGCAAATGTAATTGATATTTGTACAGTGCTTTTAAATTCACCAGATGCAGAAAGCCAACTCAATAAACTGATTGCTGATGTAAATACTCACCATTCAGTAACAGCAGCGTAGTAGTAAGGAAAATACAATGACACAAACTGCACAACAAATAAGAGAAAAGCTCTCCGCCCCATTCAATGATCACGAAGTCGAATGGATGGTAAATAGAAAAGGTATAAATAACGACAGGCTTTGGGTTGAAGTTGTTCCTTATATAACAAACCGCGCAGTTCAACATAGATTAGACGAAGTGCTGGGGTTAGACGGATGGAAAAACGAGTTTAAAGACGGCCAAGGCGGTCAAATTTGTGGGTTAAGTATCAAAGTTGGTAATACCTGGGTTACCAAATGGGACGGTGCATCTTACACGGATTTTGAACCGCTAAAAGGCGCATTATCGAGCGCAATGAAGCGCGCTTCTGTTCAGTTAGGAATTGGTCGATACCTTCACCTAGTAAAACCTGTTTTTGTCGAATGCCAACGCATAAGCGATAGAAACGAATGCACAGAAAACTATGTCACTTTCAAGTATGCAGAAAGTGACAATCAATACACAATTTTAAGCGCTCAATGGGCCTCCCCATCATTACCGGCTTGGGCTATGCCCATAAGCGATATAAGCCCATACGTTGCTGATATTAACTCTGCGAAAACTGAAACAGAGTTAAAGAAAGCATTCTCCACAGCCATTAAATGCGCTGAGGCACAAGATAGTGATGTATTCAGACATGAAATAAAAGCAGCGAAAGAGCAACGCATGTCTGAAATCAAACAAGCCAAACATCAATTACAAAAAGAATCTTTTGACAGGTTTGAAAAATGGTTCGCCAAGAAGTTAGAGCAGTTGCAAAAAGAGCCTAACGAAGCAGTTTTGGAAATGACTTACAACCAGTTACTGCAAGAACTTAAAGGTCAGTGCAAGTCATTAGGCGTAGAAATTTCTGAATATCAAAATCAATTACAAGCCGTAAAAGCGGCAACAATTTCAAAAATCCAAGGAGCGTAAAATGTCATCGAATCACCAAGTAAGCACAGACGTATTAAGTGTTATTTTTCAAAATCAGATCACAGAACAGCAGTTAGAAGAACTCAAAGCACAGTACCCTTCTGACATCGTCTTCGACATGACAAATGAAGACACATTCAAAACTGGCCGTAAAGCTAAAACGGAAAGGAACAAGTTAACAAAGGCCATTAATGATCGCCGTATTAGCATTACTAAGACCATCAAAGAAAAAGGCGATGATCTGATTGGGCAGGTTGAAGATATCTACTCTGTCATTGTTAGCCCTTTCGAGGCCGAAGATGACGCCAGAAAAAAGGAAAAAGCTCGTCGAGCAGCAGAAAGGGAAACTTTTCTTAATTCACAAAGGGACGAGATACAAGCAATTAGAAACTTTGTCCCTGACTGCGCCAATAAATCATCAGAGTATATCGCCGGCTGTATAGAAGCAATGAGCATAATAGAAGTGGATCACTTTGATCCTGAGCTGATACATGAAGCTCTTAAAGTGAAAGACGATGTTACTACAGCACTATACAACTTGCGTGAAGATGCTTTAAAACGTGAACGCCTAGCTGAACAGCAAAAAGAAGCAGATCAACGTGACGCATTAAGCCAAATTTCAAACACGCCGATGACGATGTTTAATTCTTCTAGTGAAGACATTAAAGCTGCCATAGCTAAATTGGATGCAACTGTTATCAACGAGGAAACATACGGCGATATCAGCGCAGCAAAACAAGCTGTTCACAATGCGACACTTCAATTAAACCAGATTTTAGACATGGCCAAAGCGCGTGAAGCAGCGCAGCCGCAAACGATTGAAGCCGCAAACGATGATCTACCGCAATTAGCGACTGATGAAGACACAAGCGAAAGCTCTGAAATTACTTACGAACGTTTTATTAGTTGGCCGAGCAATGCAAGCAGAGCGCAAAACCGCGAGTTAGAATCAGTGTGCAGTAAGCTTGAAGAAGCTGAAAAACATATTGAACTTCTAGAAGAAATGCTTAGCATAACCAACCAATGAGGTGCGCCTAGCGCCCTCTTATAAGGTCAAAAAAGGTATTAAAAGAATGGAAGGAATTACACCAATTTGCGGTTACTGCGGCCGGTTTTCGAAAAAAGTATCAGGTCGAGAAATTTATCCTCATAGACCAGATTTGTTTAAAAAGACTTTTTACACTTGCCAAAATTGTGATGCTTATGTCGGATGCCACAAAGGGACTGACAAGCCTATGGGTAGACTAGCTAACGCTCAATTAAGGACCGAAAAAAGTAATGCTCATAGAACCTTTGACCAGTTATGGAGAAATGGTCACATGAAGCGCCAAGATGCATACAAGTGGCTGGCTAAAAAGTTAGGGGTTAACGGTAAAGATTGCCACATTGGAATGTTTGACGTGGAAACCTGCAAAAAGGTAGTTCGTATTTCCCTAAACCATCTAAGCACACTAAAAGCAGGGGTTAAACATGGGTAGAGGTGTAAACAAAGTAATTATTGTTGGGAACCTAGGGCAAGACCCTGAAGTTCGCTATATGCCCAACGGTAACGCCGTTGCTAGATTAAGTATTGCCACATCTGAGTCTTGGAAAGATAAAAACAGTGGTCAGCAGCAAGAGTGCACTGAATGGCATCGCGTTGTGATCTTCGGAAAATTGGCAGAAGTTGCAGGCGAATACTTGCGTAAAGGCTCGCAAGTTTACATTGAAGGTAAATTACAAACCCGTAAATGGACTGACCAAAGCGGACAAGACAAGTACACCACAGAAGTGTTCGTCGATATGACCGGCCAAATGCAAATGATGGGTAGCCGCAACGACCAGCACTATGGACCACAAAACTACCCGCAGCAAAATGCGCAATACGGCAACGCGCATCAAAATAATCAAAACCAGCGCGGTGGTTTTAACCCTCAGCAGCAAGGGAATGGACAGCAAAATAACCAAACACATAGAGGCGGATTCGCACCTCAGCAAAAAAACAATGCACAACAAGGTAACGGTCAACAAAGCGCTAGTGAGGCGGCAGGTTTGCCTGCTGAGCACAGTAATTTAGGCGGTCCGAATAACCCAATGGAGCCACCCATCAACTTTGACGATGATATTCCCTTTTAGCACATAGTTTTTTAATAGATAAATTTCAGCAGGAGCAGCAGCAATGAGTAATACAACAGATATACAAACATTCATCAATAGTCTTGAGGCCGGAGTTTTTAAAGAGAAAGTGTCCCACTTACTTAGTGATGTAGCACTCGGCCAAGTTGTACACGGCGCAGGTAACCGAAAAGGCAAATTGACAATCGACTTAACTTTTGCACGTGTTGGCGAAAACAACCAAGTAATGGTCTCAAGTAAGCTTACACATACAACGCTTACAAGAAGAGGAAGCAAATCAGAAACAGCATCGAATGAGACCCCGTTTTATGTGGGCAAAGGTGGCGTTCTCACAATTGAGCAGCCGCAAGAAGAGTTCAACGGCCAATTTACACTAGTACAACAAAACTAAACCATTAACCAAACAATAAGGAAATCAAACATGTCATTATCTAAAGAAGCAGTACAACACATTCAAGAAACAGCCAATGCAGCCCATTTTACTGAGCAGTTGCAAGACACAAATGTCCCTCTAGCTCTAGTGCCAGACAGCTTTAAAGTCCAAAACTTAGAAATGTTTATGGCAGTTCGCTCAAGGCTAAGGCTGAACTTTAAAACTGAGAGTATCAACGACTTTGTTGCCTACAGCATCGAACATGGAAATGACGATTCAGGCTGCTTTATTGATTCTTCAACAATGAGCGCTGAAACAGTTTTTGATATTGGGACCACTGAAGTGCCACTGCATCAAGATCACAAAGCTATCGTGGCATTGAAAAAAACAGGGCCATACAAAGCACTGTTGGCAACCAGTGACGACTCGCTTAGCCAAAAAACTGCGGCAGAATTTATTGAAGATTGGAGCGACTTAATTACTGTTTCAGACATGAACGGCGGCGATATGGCACCAGCAATTGCGGCTCAACGACTTAGAGATCTCTCAATAGACAGCGCCAGACAGCTCAATTCAAAAGTGGAAGACTTTGGTGCCTCAATGTCGGCAATGGATAGTATTGAAGCTAAAAACAAGGACACCCTGCCAAACCAAATTACATTCAAATGTGAACCTTACAACGGCTTGGGCGAGTTTTCGTTTACTGTTCGAGTCGGTATTTTAACAGGTGGTGACCGCCCTAAGATCAGTTTCAGAATTTTGCGACTCGAATCAACGCAAGAAGAGATCACAGAACGCTTTAAAGAGCTGCTAACTACTGAATTTAAAGCGTGTCTATTCAAGACGTACATTGGCCGAGTTTAAACTGATACATGCTGCCCTTCGGGGCAGCAACCAAAGGAAAGATCATGTGTAACGAACTTTATGAAAAAGCCGAAATGACACTGAGTGACGTTGAAGCGGTTGTTGCTATTGGCTCAACTGGCGTAGATGGCGCGGTAACAGAGGTATTAAAAACAAACACACAATTCAACACAGATTTGCAAGAGTACGCTTGTGATATGGAAGATCTGTTCCACAAGCTCACCCTGCCCGAGACAGCAGGTGTATACCTCTTCAAAGGCCAAACTGAAATGCAAAGTCTTGATGACTGGCACCATGAGGGCACATTCACCAAGTTAAATGTTTCGGTATTAATAGAAACAACTACACATAACGAGGTTGCGCATGTTTGATGAACTTAAAGGCCAAAAATTCGGTCTCATATACGCAGACCCCGCATGGCAATTTGATAGCAAAAAAACTGGCGGCTCTATGAGCTCTGGCGCAGCCCAACATTACGACACAATGAGCGTAGACGAGTTAAAGGCTATGCCTGTCGATAGCATTGCAGCAGACGACTGCATTTTAGTTATGTGGTACGTGGGAGCCATGCCAGAAGAAGCTATCGAAGTGGTTAAAGCATGGGGCTTTACTCTTAAAAATATGAATGGCTTCGTGTGGAACAAACTCACAAAAAACGGCCTCCCCTTCTTTGGTATGGGTTATTGGACCCGTTCAGGCAGTGAATCAGCCATCATCGCAACTAAAGGCAAACCCAAAGTCGCATCACGATCTGTACGCGCGGTTGGTAATTGTGAATTAGATGCCGATGATCTTTTTCAAGCAATAAACTTTGCTGGGAATTACCAAGTACTTAAGCATAGTCAAAAACCCAATGCATTCAGGATTAAGTGCGAAGATCTAGCAGGTGACGCACCTAAGATCGAACTTTTTGCACGGACATCAAAACACGGTTGGTCCGTGTGGGGAAATGAAACAACCAAGTTTGACGCTAATGGAGAAGCAGCATGACACCAAATTTTATTCAAAAAGTACTTAAAAACCATTCACTTAATGCTGGTATGAGAAACGAACAAAGCTATCTGCCCACAACAAAAGAAGAGGCCGAAAATTTTAAGCCTCACAACTGGGTTGTTCAAGCAGCGGGACAACTTGCAACAACAATTGCAAGCATGGACACGCTAATAAAAAGCGCATTAGAAAAGATAAATCATGACCCGCAGGCAGCAAAAGATATCTTACTGCGCGCTCAGCAAAGCACAGTAAAGCTTGAAGAGGTAAAGGTTGAGAAAGATAGCAACGGCTATTGGACGCATGACGACTTGCCATTCTGGGAGAGTGCAACAGAAGAAGAAATTGACTGTTGGCTGATGAATCAAGGGCTAATGCTTTACAAAGATTACTTGCAAGAAGGAAGTGACTTGTATCACTGCTACTACAACGAAGGTGAAACCAATGTGTCATCTTGGCAACCTGAGTGCCATGCAAAAAGCGCTTTTCTCATTTCAATTCATGAAACAGACTCCGGACCAGTTGCTTGGTTTGCAATTCCAATAGACAACGCATAGAGAGTTTGGGGAATGGAACTAGCAGAACTAGAGCGAATAGCGAACGCTAACATTTTAGAGGAAATTGCAGCGCTAAAAGAAACTGTGACAGCGCTGCAATCAACAATACAAAATATTGATATTGCGGCCAATGATTGTGAGTGGATGGCATTATCATTAGCAGCCTCAAGAATTGGCAAGAAACCATCGGCCATTTATTCGAGAATTAAAAGGGAAAAAATGCCAGAGGGCTTAGTTTGGAAAAAAGTTGGTGGTGCACGAAATTCCCCGATATATGTAAATTTAGCAAAATATCGTGAATATCTTATAAACTCATAATTCCGATTAACTATTGAGCATTGAATTATGGAAGAAGCAGTACAGAAAAAGTTAGATGCTACCAGTGGAGTTAACCTCCACAAAGGTAGCCTTCGTATTCATTTTAAATTGCCTGGCGAAACCAAATATACAAAGCGAAGTTTAGGATTAAATCCAACGATAAATAATATCGAATTTGCGGCAATGAAACTTGGTGCGATAAAAATAGACATTCAGGCAGGGCTTTACACCGTCGATCAGGACTCATTTTGGAAGAAACATTTTCCTCACTCGTATATAAATCAAGAAGAGTCGAAGCTGGTGACGGTGGAAGATTTTATTCTATCTTACAGAGAAGTGAGAGAGCTGGAATTGTCTCATAGCTCGCTAGATAAAATTAAAACGGGCTTAAACGTAATGAAGCGTTACTCATACCTTCGCAAAGATGTAACGACAATTACACCAAGGTGCATTGAGCTTTTAAGAAAACGAATGCTAAAAAAACTGGCCACCTCTACAACGCAAGAATATTTGCTAATTCTTAGAAGGGCCTTGGACGAAGCAGTAAAAGCAGATGTACTACCATACAATCCGTTTCAAAACGTTTCGAGGCTTACAACTGAGCGAGATCCAACAGAAGACGAAGACGTTGACCCTTTTACCCAAGAAGAGCTGCAAAGATTGCTATCGGTGGTTCATGTGCCACAGACCAAACGAATGATCACTTTTCTTGCGTGGTCAGGTATGCGGCCCGGGGAAATGAAATCACTAGCTTGGGAAGATGTGGATCTTGTTAAGGGTATTGCCCATGTTAAATACAATATAAATCGTAAAGGCCAACTCAAACCACCCAAAACCGCTGCGGGGATTCGTAAAGTTGAATTGATGCCTTCAGCCCTTGAAGTGTTAAAAGAGCAACAAGAGCATACTTTCATGCTTCCACCTATTGTTGAAACTCTTCACCTGAAGCATGGTAAGACTAAAACCGTAGAACGCAGACGTATCTTTTTGAGTCGAGACAACAAGCCCTATAAAAGACCAGAATTAACAACAGCGCCTAAGCAGTGGTCAGACTGGTTAAGAAAGGCAAAGTTAATACATAGAGAGCCATATCAATTAAGGCATTTTTTTGCTTCTCAAATGTTGATGGCGAAAGCAGAGCCTGCATGGTTATCGAATCAACTTGGGCATAAGGACTGGGGGATGATACGCACTATTTACGCGCGTTGGATAGTTAATGAAAGACCTGATCATAGAAATGAAATTGCGGCTCGACTAGGGCAAGGGAATGACCCCCACGTGACCCCCACACGCCTAACCGCAGTTTAA